CGCAATTTTGAGGATTGTTGGTGTCCAAGCCTGTCTATTGTGCAAGTAAATACAAGCCCGAATATGCTTTGATTGCAAGAAAAATGTGCGAGCTTGGGGCAGTGGATCAAGAACTGGCTGATGCCTTTGGGATAAACATTGCCACGTTTTACCGGTGGCGCAATCAATTCCCGGAGTTCTGCGAGTCTTTGAAATTAGGCAAAGAACCAGCCGACGACCGGGTTGAAAATGCCTTATACCACCGCGCTGTTGGGTTCAGTCACGACGACATTGATTTGCGCGTGATTAATGGCAAGCTGGTTCAGACCCCGATCAAAAAATACTATCCTCCGGACACAAAGGCCGCGATTGCCTGGCTTTCAAATAGGCGGCGCGAGAAATGGCAATTGTTCCCAACATCCGGCGAAAATTCTGCGGACAATTTGGTCGCAGCCTTGGCGTCTCTTGCAGAAAAACTTCCTAATTGAGGTAGCAAATGGCTTTAGTCAAAGGTTACAGTCAAAAGAGTATTTCCAAAAATATCAAAACGGAAGTTGCTGCGGGCAGACCACACCGGCAAGCTGTCGCAATTGCAATGAGTGTGGCTGAGCAAGCAAAACGGAAGGCCAAAAAGTGAGCATTGTCCGCTCCCAAGACCGCTGGTACAGGCTGAAAGACCATCCTGAACAATTAAAGCTTGTTCAGGCGGTGGCGTCTGGGGTCCGATTCCCGGTCGTGCCAGCAGGCAGGCGATCCGGCAAGACTGAACGCTTCAAGCGGTTTTTGGTGAAACAAGCGATGTTGCACCCGAACGAGCGGTATTTTGCTGCAGCGCCGACAAGGGATCAAGCCAAAAAGATTTTTTGGAATGACCTGAAATTGCTATCTTTCTCGGACGCCCACGATAAAAAACCGTCTGAGACAGAGCTTACGATTCATATGCCCAACGGATCCGAAATCCATGTAATTGGATTAGATCGACCAGAAAGGATTGAGGGTGTGACATGGACCGGCGGCGGGATCGACGAATTTGGTGACACCAAAGAAGACGCATGGGGTGAACACATCATGCCTGCTTTGGACACCATTGATCCCCGTCGACCGGACTACCGAGCATGGTGCTGGATTTTCGGGGTACCGGAAGGTCTAAACCATTATTATGACCTTTTCCGGTATGCGGAACAAAACCAGGATCCGCTTTGGAAAACTTTTCATTGGAAGTCTGCCGAAATCTTGCCTTCCGACGTTATTGAAGCCGCGAAGCGGGTTTTGTCCCCACGACAGTTTAGACAGGAATATGAAGCAAGCTTCGAGACTGCAGAAGGGCGCATCTACTCGGATTATTGCGCTAAAAACCACACAAGCCGTGAGATCAAGCCTACGGACAAATTGCATTGGATGCACGACCAGAATTTCACGCCCTTGTCGTCGGCCATTGGCGTCGTTGAAAACAATCAGCTGTTTTTGTTAGACGAGATCGTTTTGGAATCGGCAATAAGCAGGGAGTCTGCGCAGGAATTTGTGCAAAAGTATGAAAATCACCAGAACAAGCATGTGCTGGTTTATGGTGACCCTGCTGGCCGGGCCGGTGAAAAACACGGCCATTCATCTGACTACACCGAAATCGAAGATGTCTTAAGAGCCAATGGCTGGCGCTTTGAGCGCAAGGTCAAAAACAGCGCCCCTGCTATCAAGGACCGCCAAAATTCCGTGAGGGCGCGAATCTACACTGCAGATGGCCAAAGGCATCTGTTTGTGAATCCGGAGAAGGCACCTTGGTGCGATAAAGGCCTGTCTACGGTGCAATTCAAGAAAGGCTCCGCGTTTCAGGAAGACCAAAAGAACCAATATCAACACATCACTACCGCGATCGGTTACATGGTGGAATCGATCTGGGCAGTGAACAAGCCGGTTTTCATCACCGGCATACACTCTGCCATGTGAGGCAAGAATGGAAATTAACAGCACACACCCGCAGTACAACGACAATATCGTCAATTGGACCAAAATTGAAGATATCACTCGCTTAAAAAATCTTTCCCGTTATCTCATGGAATTGAATCCAATAGATAAATCGAAAGAAAATGTGACCCGCAATGAGCAGTACCGCAAGCGGGCGATTTTTTACGCTGTGGCGGCTCAAACTGTGCAAGGCATGGTCGGGACGATTTTCCGCAGGTGGCCGGTGGTCGAGTTACCAGTCGAGCTTGAATATCTGACCCACAATGCAGATGGCGCAGGCCAAAGCATATACCAATCAAGCCAGGGTGCTTGTGACGATGTGATCCGCAAAGGCCGCGCTGGCATCTATGTGACTTTTCCAAAGACGGAAGGCGAAGTCAAGCGAGCGGATATCCTGGCCGGTAAATACGTCGCCACGATTCATCGATTTGCTGCCGAGGAAATAATCAACTGGCGCGTTGAACATGCCGGTGCAAAGGTCTATTTGGCTCTGGTGATCACCCGCGAGCGTGAGGAAATGACCGCAAGGCTTGGTTATAACACCGAATATGTGCATATCTACCGCGAGCTTTACCTTGATTACCTGAGGGATGAAGAAGGCAATCAGGTCGGGGAGCGCAAGGTGTTTCACGAAAGAATTTGGCGCGAGGACTCCAACAAGCTGCTGGCCGTCTTGTCCACTCATGTCCCGACCGATTCCAATGGCATGTATTGGGAGGAAATTCCTTTCATGTTTATTGGCTCTGAGAACAATGATTCTGATGTCGATCTTCCTCCCATGTTGCCGCTGGTCGAGCTGAATGTGGGCCATTATCGCAACTCCGCAGACTACGAAGATTCGGTGTGGTTTGTTGGGCAAGCGCAGCCTTACATGACCGGTTTGACCCAAGAATACATCGACTTGCTTAAAGCCAACAATATGTACGTAGGTTCCAGAAATTTGCTCGGTGTGCCGTCAGGCGAGACTTTTGGCTTTGCTCAAGCACAACCCAATACGCTGGTCCGGGAGGCGATGCAAGACAAAATCATTGCCATGATTCAATTGGGTGCAAGGTTGTTGCAAACCGGATCTGCCACCAAAACTGCGACTCAAGCCGAATCGGATAAAGAAGCTCAGACTTCCATGTTGGCGCTTGTGGCGTCAAATGTGAGTGAAGCCTACACTCAAGCTATTGAGTGGTGCGCGAGGTACATGGGAGCTAATGCCAGCGACGCAAGTTACACCATTTCCCAAGATTTTGTTTCGCCTACCGCGTCGCCGCAAATGTTGCAACAGATGGTCGCCGGGTTCTTGTCCGGTGCAATCACTCCTGCTGCAATGCTCCAGTGGCAAAAGGACAACGAGCTTGAGGATAACGAAAAGTCTCTTGAGATGTGGCAAGCTGAACTCGACCGGGATGTGTCCACCACGCCCGTAGAAACGAGTGTCAATGACCCCAGCGTCAACGTCGAAGATGATATGGATGATTCTGAAGAAGATGACGTTGATGACGCAGAAATGGGCGCAGTGTAATGGCTGTTGCGCCCGAAAGGCTGACTGAAATTTCGACCAGGCATGCCGTTTATTTGCAACGGCTGGCAACAGGCGATGTGCAAAGCGTCCAAAAATTTCTAGTCGAAATGCAGGATGTCGTCAGGCGTCAAATCGCCGGGACTGACATCACCGATTTCACACGCACTAGATTGGAGACTTTGCTCGCTTCTATCGACCGCGATTTGCAATCCATAGCTGCAAGAATGCGCGGGGAAATCATAGACAAGGCTTTAGAGCTTGCATCCTACGAAGCCAATTTCGAAATCAGAAGTCTGAATGAAGTGGTAAAATATGACTTCATTATTCCCGCGCCAACCCAATTAAGATCGGCTGTTCTGTTGAATCCATTGACGATCCCAGACTCCCGATTTGGTGGTATGATGCTGGAGCCATTCATAACTGACGCGATGAGGCCCGGACTAGAAAGGGTTACCGCTGCAATCAGGTCGGGTTATTACCAAGGCCAGACCACAAACCAGATACTGCAAACCATTCGTGGCACAAGGGCTGCTGGATTCACTGACGGAATATGGCAAATTGTGAATCGCGATGCGACCGCCATCGTACGGACGTCTTTGCAACACGCCGCAAATCAAGCAAGAGACGCGACGTGGCAAGCCAATCGAGATGTCGTTAAACAGGTCCAATGGAATGCGACCCTTGAGGCCAGGACTTGTGCAGCCTGTGGTGCTCTAGACGGACAGCGATTCCCAATGGACAAAGGCCCAAGACCTCCTTTGCATCCGAATTGCCGGTGCGTCACAACTGCCGTCCTAGACGAGCGATACAACTTTCTGGATGATGATGCCACTAGATTCAGCAGAGGCTCGGAGGGCGTCCGGAGTGTTGATGCAAACCAGTCATTTTACGGATGGCTGAAAACACAGCCGATTCAATTTGTGGAAACCGCTATTGGGAAGCAAAAGGCAAAGCTATTGCGCGATGGCGGTTTGAGCGCACAACAATTCGCAGAACTGCAACTTGGGAAGAGGTTTCAACCCTTGACCTTGGCGCAGATGCGGGAACTAGACCCGGTGGCGTTTACCAAAGCCGGTATTAAATAACCAAGAGGACAGCCGAAATGACCGAAGAAGAAATCAAAGCACTGCAAGAGACTGCTGCCGCTGCTGCTAAAGCTGCGCAGGATGCACAATCAAGACTTGAGAAGCTGGAGGCCAACAACAAAGCTCTGCTGGCTGAAAAGCTTGAGGCAAAGAAGCAAGCTGAAGAAGCTGCGCTCTCCGCTGCCAAAAAATCCGGCGACGTCGAAGCATTGGAGAAAAGCTGGTCCGAAAAGCTGAATCAAAGCCAGGCCGAAAAAGACAGAGAATTGCAAGGGCTGCGATCTTTATTGGACGGGATCACTCGTGGAGCTACTGCTGCAACGGTGGCTGCGGAATTGTTCGGGCAACACGCTGATCTTATGCGGCCTCACATTGATGGCCGATTGAGGACTGAAATCATTGATGGCAAGCCACAAGTCAGGGTTTTGGACGCTGCTGGTAATTTGACTGCACTGAGCCTTGACGATCTCAAAAATGAGATAAAGACTTCTTCTAAATTTGCTCCGTTTGTGGTGGGATCGAGGGCGTCTGGCGGTACCACCGTCAACAACAATGGAGGTGGTGGAATGCCAACGATGACTCGCAGCTCTTTTGAGTCACTGGCACCCGCTCAAAAATCCAAGTTTTTCAAGGACGGTGGCACTTTAACGGAAGGTTGACAAAAATACTGGGTCCGTGGTACTATGGCCGCATAGGAAAGTGAAGAAGCGTCACTGACCGAACCATTTAAGGGGAGAAGCGCCCCGCACAAGGCATTTTTAATCGAATGCTGGGCGCTTTTCATGTATAGCCCCAGCGCACTTGGAGCTATGCAATGACTACGAACACCCTTACTAATCTTTTGCCCAACCTCTATGCCGATCTGGACGTAGTAAGCCGCGAGCTGACTGGTCTGATTCCGGCTGTTACCCTTGATGCACGAATCGCTCGCGGCAAAGTAGGCCAGAACGTCTACATTCCGCAGGCACCTGCTAACACTTCTGTTTCCATCACTCCCGCAATGGCTGTTCCTGCTGAAGCAGATCAGACTATCGGTTCCGCTGTTGTTACCCTGAGCAAAGCCAAAGCGGTTCCCTTTAGCTGGGATGGTGAAGAAGAGCGTGGTCTGAATACCGGCCCCGGCATCCAGTCTGTATGGCGTGGTCAGTTTGCACAGGCTATCCGTGTGCTGGTAAACGAAATTGAAGCCGACCTTGCTGGTCTTCAGAGCAAATTCAGCCGCGCTTATGGCTCCGCTTCTGCTCTGCCTTTCGGCACTGCTGGTGACTTCACTGACGCTTCGCAGGCTCTGCGCATCTTGAAAGACAATGGCTCGCCGCTGAGTGACAACCAGCTTGTGATCAACACTGCTGCTGGTGCCAACTTCCTCGGCAAGCAGGCTGATGCAAACCGTCAAGGCACTGACACCATTCTGCGTCAGGGTGTTTTCCAGACGACTGCTGGCATGGATATTCGCGAAAGCGGTCAGATTGTTAGCTTCACTGCTGGCAGCTTCACTTCCGGCACCCTGACCAGCCTTGCTCGCGCCAAAGGTGCTACCTCGCTGGTGACGACCGCCGATTACTCGGCTGGCCTGGCCGCTGGTGACATCATCACTCTGGCTCACGAAAGCGATGCCAACAAGTATGTTGTCCAGAGCGTATCTGCTAGCGCCATTGTTATCGCTGCACCCGGTCTGCGCACTGCAACCGCTGCAACCGGCACTGTAGCTATCACGAAAGTGGCTTCTAGCTCGCGCAACATGGCGTTCAACCGCTCTGCAATCGTGCTGGCAACTCGCGTTCCTGAGCGTCCCTCCGCTGGCGACATGGCAATCGACGTTACCACTCTGACCGACCCGCGCAGTGGTCTGACCTTTGAAGTAGCTGTATATCCCGGCTATCGCAAAGTTCGCTACGAAGTGGCACTGGCTTGGGGCTTTGAAGTAATCAAGCCCGAACACACTGCCCTGCTGATCGGCACTCCGT